GCTTTTTGTTCGCAATGTTTCAAATGGAGCCACCAAAAGCCCGGCCTTCTTCGCATCATTCAAAAGCAAAAACGTATCCGATTTAAAAACTGGATTCAACTCGTTCAAATCCCTGCAAATTTCTATTCCCATTTTATCTCCCCAGGTAAATGCCGGCAGTTTCTAAAAGCCTTGGTAAGTCGATTTCTTTTGACCTTACCCCGCGCTCCAATTGCGATTCCAGACTTCCCGCACCCCCAGTGATATAAAGATTCACGGTGGGCTTATTATTCGTTGTCATATTTCTGGTCTGCTGGTTATTGTAGATTTGTGAACCACGGGGGACGTTTATTAATTCCGGCCCACGTTCGCCCACCATGGCCCAGCCCCCGGGTGCGAAAGAAGTTCCTGCGGCAAAACCGGATATTCCTTTTTTGAGTGCTTCAAATGCAAACGTTACAGCGGCCAGTTTCGCAAGGCCGCTCCAATCCCAAAGGCTCTGGATAATCAGCATGGCCTGCGCTTTCTTTTCCATGAGATCAATAACGGTAATCAAAACGGCCTTGGCACTTTCCTTAAAACCTTTATCCCCCTGTCCAATGCCAACGGCCATAGCGGCCCCGATAGCCATAGCACCTTCGCGTTGGCTCTTAATCAACTCTTCTTCTAACTTGCGACGATGCATATATATTTTATCCCAAGCCTGTAAATTGTCGCTTGCAATGCGAATTTTTTCGTTTTCGGAATCCATAAAAGCCTTATCTGATTTTTTCCCAAACTCCTCTTCCTCTTTCCATCTTTCCTTACGTTGTCTTTCACTTTCCTTGAGTTTGGCATCCGTAATTTTTTGCATTTTTTTCAAATCAGCATCGGATACTCCTTGGGGAGTTATGCCGCTGGCAAGTGCTGGAGATATTGAAGTTTCAGATTTGTTAGAATCGAAAATTTTCTTTTTCCATTCTTCAACTTTAGAAGACCAACTATTAATGGCGCGTTGCGCTGATTCGGGAGTGCCTATATATAACTTTTCAAATACAGATGCATCACTTTTTAATCCTTGAGATTTTTTTAATCTTTCCTGTGCATCCTTTAGCATTTGTTCGGAATAACGCAATTGCACCTCGAAGCCTTTGTTGCTTGGCTTTATTTGTCCGCCTTCTGTCAATGCTTCTTTTGTAGATTTTAAAGCCTGCTCAAGAGTATCCCAAAACCCAACGGTTGTATTGCCAACCTTTATAACAATAGGCAAGACTTTTTTACCAAAATCCTCTTTTAACTCGTTCCATTTTAATTGAATTTTGTCCAGTTCGCTGGCACCAGCTTCAGCACTACCCCTAAAAGTTTTTGTTAATACCTCGTAAATGGAAGATAGCCGCTCTACGCTTCCAGCAGCACCGTTCGCCGATAACCCCAATTTCTCAAGAGAGCCGTTTTCAGATTCTAAACCACGTAAAACAATAGCAGTCGCGACGTTTAAGTCCATGCCTTTTGCGGCGGCCAAATCCATTATAGCCTTCGTTGTTTTATTTACCAGAGGGCCATAAATTCCATACTGCAAAAGCAAAGTTTGAACAGATTCGATTTCCTCGTGGGATTTTCCAACAATCATCATTTGCTCTTCTGCGAAACTTTTATAAAAAGCAAATGACTGTTCAGTATAAAGATTTTTTTCTTTGAGAGCATTTATTAATTTTCGGTTGCTTTTTTCTTCATCGTCCGCCGCCTTCGCCGCGTCAATGGAGAAATTTATAAATTGTCGGGCCCCGGCAATACCGATGTATGCCGCAAACAAACCCTTTAAAGCGGTGGTTGCGCGGTCAAAGGTTTCTATTCCCTGTTGCCGTACTTTGAGCATTACCTCTAAATCATTGCCCATTATTTGTCCTTCGCTTCTAACTTTTTATCGAAGTACCTTTTGAGAAAATAGAAAGCATCCGAGAGTTTCGCCGGTTGCTCAAGACTCGATTTCCCGTTCGGCCAGCGGATACAGCCGTTGTGATACCACTGAAAAAAATACGGCAGCAGGAAAAAGCCTTCGTGGTCAGCCAACATGCGGGGACATTGCTGGATTTCCACATCCCCGCTGCCGTTGCATGTTTTACAGTTTGGCTCATATCCGTCACATTCCCAACAAAAATGTATTCTCCACGGCCTCCGGCAATCCATCGAGCTGCAAATCGAACAAACGAACATTTTGGCCGTTTCGCTGTCCGTTATCATTGCAGCCGCGATTAATTTTTTCTTTCTTGTCCCCCCAAAGCATTCAGGTCAAGAATAATACCGAGCATTTTATAACGGTCAACCAGAGAAAAGAATTGCGAAGGCTTTCCGCCGACAGGTAGTGCCGCCGCGCCCTCACCTTTCCATGATATGAGCGTGGTGTCAACAAGCCGGTTCAAAGCGTCCAGTTCTTTTTTGTCCGCCTCTTCGGTGGATTGCTCTTTGCGCGAAAGCTCAATAGCCCGGTCGCGTACAGCTTTAGGTTTTGCGTCTTTGTCCAGGGCCGGGCTTTCGGCCTCAATCTGCTTTTGAGCTTCCGCAAGATACGGCTGGAAATTAGAATTGATCTGGCGCAGAACGCTTTTTATCGCAAGCTCCGCCGCATCAGTCATGGGCTTAAAAAAATAGGTTATGCCGCTTTCCTTGTCTTCGTGCGGCATCTCCACGTCAAGAGAAACTGGAATCATAAAAAACCCTCCCCGCAAAAGTTTTTATTTTGTGTTGAGCGTGATTGTGAAATCGTTACGCTCGAAAAGCCCTTCTAAATCCCAGGTTTCCACCCCCGCCTCGTCGCTGTTCGTGATATTTGTAATCTGTCCGTATGCCGAAGTCCATTTGTATTTTTGAGGAACAGCACCGTATTCGATCGTAACGGCCCCAAGGGTCTTTCCCAGTAAAGCAGTTTCAGGGTCGCAGGTTGCCGGAAGTTCTTTGTAGGCTTTTGCCTTCCATTTTATTTTACGCTTGGTTACAATCGTAAGGCCCTGGCCGTAGGTTGCCGCCGGGTTAATGGTAAGCGCCGCTTCCTGGCCCATGTCGATTTCGGCATTGATAACTTTGTAGTCGTTATCGCCATTTATTGTAAGCGTAGAGGCACCAAGGAAGGCGCTGGCAAGAGTTCGGATCTTCGTAGGAGTTGGAGCCGTCGCCGCCGCCGGTATTCCATCATACATGAATTTTCCGGTAATGTCCATGACTGTGGGCTTGCCTGCCTCGAAAGTCCACTTGGGAATTAATATACCACTGCTCATTTTTCGCAGTATGGCGCCGGAAGCGTCAAGGTTTCCAGAGTACCCCCAGGCCGTGCAATCCACCATAGAGCCAAGAACGGACGTAGGAGTGTAAATAAAAATGCCGTCAACGGCTTCGGCCACGGTAAAGCAGGACATTCCCAAGAGCGCCCCAAATTGGCTTGGAGTGTCAGATCCGCCCGAGCGCGCGTAAACCTTAAAGGAAAGGTCGCAAGAGGTCAAACCCGGTATGCTGGCATCCTGGTCAAAGCTTCCGCCTACAAGATCAATTTCAGTCATACCAAAATTTGGCTTGAGCGTGGCCGGGCCTATGGTTTCGATAATATTTGTAGCATCCAAATCTGTTTTTGCCGTACCATAAGCTGATTGTGCCTTAACCAAAAGCATGGAGAGATTGATTGCCTGCTTTGCCATGATTTACTCCTTATACCACATGGGTATATTGTATTATTGTGAAATCGTTTCTTTCAAAAATCCCTTCAATGTCCCATGTTTCCACACCGCCCTCGTCGCTGTTGGAAATGTTGGTGATCTGGCCATAGCTGGATGAAAAAGAATGCCGCTGTGGAATCACTCCAAAGTCAAAAGTAACGGCTGCAATAGTTTTGCCAAGCAGTGCCGTTTCAGGATCAACAGTTGTGTCTTTGTAGATTTTGGCTTTCCATTTTATTTTCCGCTTGGAAAAGATTGATTCCGCGCGCCCGTATGTGGCCCCGGCATCCACGGTCAAGGCCGCTTCTTGCCCCATATCAATCTCTGCGGATATGATTTGATAAAGCGCGCTGTTTAAAATAAGATGTGTATTAAGACCCATGAATGCAGGGGCAATGGTGCGCTGCTTGGTAAGTGCTGGTGTTGACGCGCTTGTTGGCTGTGTTGCAAGGGCAGACACGCCAGAATAGCACAGCTTGGCGGATAAATCCATAAGACAGGGCTTTCCAGTTTCAAATGTCCACTTGGGAATGAATAGGCCATTAAATGCTTTGTATAAAAAACAGGCGTTTGATCCTATCTGGCCGGAATACATCCAAGCCGTAAAATCCTTTTGCTCGGAGATTAAGGATGTGGGTACATAGGTAAAGGTTCCGCCCGTAGGGGTGCTTTCGGTTTGCTTCATGCCTGCGCACTTTAAGAGCGTTCCCGCCTGGCCCGCAGCATCCGCGCCATTGCTGCGCATATGGACGGCGAGGGAAAGGTCAATCTCTTGTGCCCCCGGAATACTCGCATCCTGTTCAAACCCGCCGCCGATTAAATCTACCTCATTCGGGTTTGAATTCAATTTCAGTTTGGCAGGCCCGACGGTTTCGATAAAGTGCGCCGCCGTAAGCCCGGCCTGTTCGGCCCCCCAGGAATCCTGCGCCGATACCAATAGAAGATCGAGATTTATAGATTGTTTTGCCATAATTTACCCCTTCACGTAAGGATCTTTAAAATCCACAAAAGTTATTACCTTGAAAGTTAGGACAATCATAAAAAGCGCTTCGCCGTCCGGCCCAATGTCGATAGTGTAGTAGGTTTCCGTCGGCTCTGTTGTAATGGCATACCCGCCGCGCGTGTGATCCGCCATGATCCCTTTTATGAGATCGGGTGCCACATTATCGGTCTGTTGCGGGATCGGTTCCTCTGTGGCAATGGCATCATCGGAGAGTTTTGCTTTGTAGAGTAGCGTATATTCGAGTTCGTAGCTGTCTGCCTGTGTCTGTCCTTGGTCGCGGTTTATGGTAATGGCCGGGCCAAGCACTTCCACCCGTGGATATCGGTTGTTTGTTCTATCGCTCAAGCGTTCCTGTTCGCAGTAAGCCACGTTGGTATTGTAATGGTTTGCCGTGGTTATGGCAGCAACGGACGTTACCACGTTCGCGGTAATCAAAGAGGTAATTGAATCAGCCATTTGGCCCTACTCCTTCCACGCCCCAGCGTCCGGCGTTTTTGCCTGCGTATCTTTCTTTTAAATCTCTACATGCCCTATTCAAAGCAGTCATGCCGCGCCTTATTACAGCGCCAGACTCACTATAAAATTGCTTGGAAAAATCAAAATGCTGTTTTATTTTTACCTGCTTTTTACCTATGAACATAAGTGCGTTTCTTTTAAACGGGTTCCCGCCGCGTTGACGTTTATATGTCATGTCCTTTTCAAACCATAAAAGCGTTCCACCCTTCCCCATGATTGGGGTTAAATTATCTTTAAATAAAAGTTCAAAATGCTTTTTAAAATTGCTTTCAATTCCCAAGCGCTTTAAATTTTTATAAACAGGCAAAGACATAAATCGGGAAGATGTTATTGTCCCGCCCCCCTTTGCCGCATCCATCATAGCCATGCCTTCCATGAATTTTGAAGGGTGTCGCAATCCAGAACCCATTTTTAAAGTCAAATCGTTCAAGTTCTCTTTGTTGTAAATGTACCCCTTGAAAGATTTTGCCAATTTCATAGGCCATTTCCCGCCGCGCCGGAAAGAATCGCTTGCGCCTTCCCCGCGTTTCAATCGTAATATCTGCTTTCGGAAAGCGCCGTCCTTGCCGCTGTTGTTTCCAACGTACCGGTCGCGCTCTGCGCCAAGCCAAGCCCGCATAGTAATAAGAAACCGCTGCGGGGCTTCGTTAAGCATATTCTGTAAATTCGCGTGCCCCTTGAGGCTTGTGGATAGTGAAATCATGGCTTCAATCCCAAATGCCAGGCCATAGGCGTATATCCTATAATCCCGGCCACGGTAAAAATATTCGTCTCTCCTCCAAATTCCGGGGAAGCAATAGAAACAGTGTCTTTTCCGACCTTCACGGTTTCGATTCCGGCGGCTGCGGAAATAGAAATAACGATAGTGACTTCGTACATAACCGGCATTTTGTCAACCTTGGAGGAAACCTTTTTATTCCCCCCGTGATTAACGATTGCATAAATGCTTTTTGCTGCGGCCCCGTTTGCGGTATAGGAAATCATAGAGCGAAAAGGATTTTCCGCCCCGAGAATTGCCGCCGTGAATTCATCTGCAAGGTTCATATTTCCTTATCGGCAAAGCTTTATTCCGCGCACCAATGTCCCGTTTTGTTTAAAAACATGGGCCGTGATCGGCGTATCCTTCGCGTAATTTTGGTAAAGCTTTACAATGTTCCTGCGAAGGCAGGGAGTTCCGGCATTCGCCTGTAAAACCTCCGTCTTTACCTCGCCTGTTTGATCTTGGAAGTCTATTTTAACAATGCCGGATACATCCACCTGGAAATAGTGGCAATTTGAAATATCAGGAACCACATTCTTGTCGCTGGCATCCAAAACCACAACGTCGGTACATCCAACACCAGCCGTCGGAAGCATGTCTTGATTAAAACCACCTGGAGCCATAAGTGTCCTTTCACTCTTCGAGTTAAAAAAAGGGCGAGCGGTGTTTCACGCCCGCCCCCTGTTTTTATTTTATTCCATCCATGATTCACATTTTCATTTTGTAAACATCTCGAATAACGGGAGAGTGTCGGCATCTATTTTCTCTTCCTCATCCAACTTTAGGAAGATTTTTTTTAAACAATCAAGAATAATTTCGTTAAAAGAAAAGGATTTCATCGGATCAAGACTTGCCTTATACATAAAAGACATCCCGTTCCCGATTTGCCTTTCCACGTATTCTGTTGTTTTTATTTCTTCCACTGTAAGGGATAAATCCATAATACAATCACTGATGATTTTACGTTTTGCAGCAGAGGAAACTATAGGCTGTAAAAGATTTGAAATTAAAATTCTATGTTTAATCGAAAGTTTTGTTTCCATTTTTCTTGTCCCCGCTAAAAAAGATTGGTTAAAGCACCGCACCGATGTATTTCAACACCGGTGCGGGTTAATTAAGGCTCAAAAACTATTCGTTTGTTACTTCGCCAGAACCATAAAGCGGCAAATAATATGTCACGCCATTTAATGTATCCCGCACTTTAGCAAGTGCGGAGCAGGTTCCAGATACGGTACTTGACGTAATCTTTACCGCATTCAGATATGCCGTTGCGGCGCCATTAAAACTGAATACGTTATCGCACCCAAGCAGATACAAACCGCAATCCCATGATCTTTTCGTGGCATGAGAAGGCGACACAATGGCAGCGAAAGCCGCAATCACCGTATTGTTTGTAACGCCTGAGCTGGTAATTACGGAATCCGCAATTACTCCGGCCACGATAGCATTATTAACAAAAGCTGTTGCCGAATTTATGATTGTGGCAACAACGGCTCCAACATAAGTTGAAGTTGATCCCGCCGTTGAAACCGACGTTCCGCTGATTTCCAAATCAGCCCAGAATGCCGCACAGTTACCATTCAGAACGATTGTTCCACCGGCAATATCGTGTTCGGCAATCATGGCAAATGTTGAAGTATCATGCGTCTGCGTATGTGTGAGTGTGGCATACGCTTGAATGCAAGCATACCAGCTCGCGGCAACGTCAGTCGAAATTGTTCCACGGCAATCAATAGGAAATTTTGCACCAACAAGGGTCGTATTAGAAACAAAACCAACATTGATACCGTTGTTAATTTCCACATCAACATACCCCGCCGCTGCGGTTCCCGCCGATACAGCATAACCAAGAAAAAAGTCACCTTCTACCATTCCGGTAAGAATGATCTTGTTTTCACTGGCGTCCCAGAAACAGGCATCGCCCTGGGCAACGGTAACAGCAGTATAAATCGGGAAATTGAATACACCTTTTACGGCGTAGGCAATGCTTTCATTGGCTGCACCGGCCTCCATGGCTCGCAACACGCCAAGCCCAGCAACAAACAGAACTTCCCCAGCAGCAACAATCGAAGTATGTGCATACATGATTGTCTCAGGTATGCTTTTTTCTCTTACATAGGCTTCCATTTTGAAATCTCCTTATTTTGGTTTTGAAATAGCCCCACGTTTAAGCAGGGCTATCTCGTTTTTTAGTTAGTTACCATTGTTGTAGTACATCCCTCTCCAGTCGCCGAACATCCAACCGGAGTCAATGTATACATCCCACGAAATCCCAAGGGCTTCACCCACGCGCGAAGGCTCGCTGCGTAACGTCGGGGATTCGTTTCCATTCAGCGTAAGCCGAATAGCGGTATCTATGGAAGCGGGATTCGCGGCCAAATACCAACCTGCGTCAGTTCCGCTGTCGGAATTAACCAGGAAAGGCTCTATGATCGGCGTAAGCTGATACTTTCCACCGGGGCCGTATGGATTATACACGCCTGTCTGTCCGACGGTCGTCGAAGCCGCAATCAGGAAACCGGTATATACGATCTGATTAATCGTATCTTCCAGGGAAGGCCCGGCAATTATGAACTTTGGCGGAATATTTGTATATTGCGCTGCGGCCAAAGGATCGGGAGCAAGCATTTTGCGGGTCATCATGGCTTTGCGTCCAGCGCCTATCGTGGTCGAGCTGGGAGCTGCTCCGGAACCATGAGCAACATAGTTTCCGTGGCCTACTGTAGATGTCGCGTCGAACAAACGATACCCATCCTCTGTCATCAGTGGGCCAGCAATGTTGGTTATTGCCAAAAGCGTGTAAAGGTCGGCATTGATTTTGCGTTCTACACTGTCCCCGACAAGCTGAGGGATGCGTGTAAATACGCTTTGATCGTCATTGATGAGTGCCTGGCGGGAAATGGTGTAGGACTTTCCCAAAGTCGAAAGATTTCCAACTTCTTTTTTGTCCTTGAATGCACCGGTTTTGAACGCGGCACCTTCGGCAATTATTTCCAAATCGCTGAAATTGGAAATCGCGGCCTGGGTGAACTGCTTGAAATCGGCTACCGATTGTGAACGTGTCCACTGACGGTATGTCGTCGGGGCTGCTACAATACCGGCGGCAATACTTTTGTTAATCGTGTCGGCCAGAATGTTCGCAAAATCCCCGGTTCCCTGTGAAACAAGGTTAAGAATTGACATTGCAACGGAGCTATTCGACATTGCTGCAACGCCCTTCACGCCTGCGCGTTCAAGGCTTACCCGCGCAAGGGCAAGCATCCCACGGGCACCGCCCTGGGTGCGCGCATCCTGAATGTCCTTCGGATCTTTGAGCGTCCCGGCAACATCCATGAGGGATTTGGTATGCAGGGCAACGAATTTGTCTTTCTCGTCGGTGGGATTGGCGGAGGTGGATTTGGGAATAACCACGGTGCCGTCCGCAACGGCTTTGTTAAAAGTCTTGGAAGCGTCCGCATAGGAAACGCCGTCGGATATGGCTTTCTCCACCATTTCCGCCTTGATGTTCAGCATCTTCCCGGCTGCGGTTATGTCCGTTACGCGCGCGCGCTCTTCGTTTTTTGCGGCCAGAGCTGCGGCATCCGACGCGGCCTTGCCATCCGTCGGGTTTATGGCCAGCGCATCCATATACGCTTTCAGTTGATTCTGGGCGGCTATGTCGCCCGTTGCGGCCTTGTCTCTTAAGGCTTTGAGCTGTTCGGGTGTCATTTGGACATCCTCCTGTATTTTGGGTTTGATTTCATTTTGACTTTTGGCGGGGACAGCGGGCGGTTCTCCTCCTTTGTTTTGAGGCGTCGGTTTCCCCTGAACCAAAGCCTGAATTTTTTTAGGAACATTCTTGAATTGTTTAAAAATTTCATTATCGGACATAGCCGCGAAGTGCACGGCCACATCTTCCGGTTTATCGTTCTTGATTATCTCGTCAGCGAATCCAAAGGTTTTAGCTTCGTCCGCGTCCATCCAGGTTTCCTCTTCCATCATTTGATGTAAGTCGGCATCGGACAAATCTTTTATTTTCGTTTTGTAAGCTTTTACAATGTTATTTTCGATTTTGTCCAAAACGTCTGCGCTTTTACGAAGTTGGGGAGCGTTACCAATGGATAAAACAAGCGGTTTGTGAATCATCATTACCGAGGTGTCGTACATGGTTATTTTATCGCCGGACATAACGATAACAGAAGCGATTGAAGACGCCTCGGCGTCCACGAAAATATTTACCTGGGCTTTGTGTTCGTTCAGGACGTTATAAATTGCGATACCGTCGAACACGTCCCCGCCGGGTGAATTGATATGCACGTTCAAGGTTTCTATGTCATCGTATTGCTTTAAATCGGCAATGAATTCGCTGGCCGAAATATCCCAAGCGCCGATAATCCCATAGATTGAAAGTTCGGCTGTCTTATTTTCTTTTTGGCAAACAAGATCGTACCAGGTTTTAAGCATTTACGGCCTCTTTCTGTTTTTTATTTTTTACGCTTTTCGCTTTCGGCTTTACGGGTTCAATAATCGCCAGTTCCTCGCTTGTGGTTGCGGCTTCGGGCATTGTTTTCGTTCCCGCTTGGCGCTCGATTAAATCTTCCAGACCCTTTTCTTTTAGAACCGCGCGCTCTTCCATCAAAGTGTCGGTATGTTCGTCAAAGTCCCCGCCACGCTTTCCGACAACATAGTGCATTGTATAAGCGCCCGATTTCAGACCTTCGTTATCGGCCTGAATGTCCTTTAATGGGTCAACATTTAACCGCCCGTTTCCAAACCATTCAACTTCGTAGAAATCATAGGGGTTTTTTGCGAAAACGGTGGGAGTGACTCCTGGAATTTCCCCTTTGATTATCATAAGAAGGACGGCTTTTTCATAGAATGGATCGCAATAATCGTCGATAAAATAATCTCGAACCATTGACGAAATTTTCCATTCTACGTTATCCACGCCTTGGGAAGCTGCATAATTAACCCCCTTCATATTTCGCGTAACAGTGCTATAAGAGGTTCCAAGATTTGAGCAAATGCCGTGCTGCAACATTTCAACAAGAGGCAAAACCGTATCGCTTACGGAGTCTGGCATTTTCAGTAATTCCGGCGCTTCCTCTGTTCGCATCTGGCTCAAAGGTTCCAGGCCGATAACAGAATCGGCGTCCTGGTCGCCCGCATTGGGTATGCCGTCGTCCATTTTTGTGGATAGCCACCATAAAACTTTTGCAATGGCGCGGCTTTTCAAAACGTAATCTTCTTTCAAATCTTGCAAATCGAAAACCTCATCCAACGCAGCAACAGCGGCGGGGATGCCTATATATTGCTCTGGTCGGTCAGAAGCCATAAAAGAATGGATAATGTTTTTGGCCGGAACCGCGCTTGAAATGCCTTTAAAAAGATAGGACACCGGAGCCCCAAACTCATCCAGGTTAATGCCATGAATGGTTTGTTTAATATTCTCGCTCTGCCATGTCTGCTTTAAAAGCATATCATGCGTGGTGTCGAGCCGGTCGCTTTCGGTTTGCTGCCACATAACAGGAAGGAAGGCACCGTCACGGGAAGTAACGGCATTCATGATAAAATCTCCGCTTACAAGAATGGTTTTAAGGGCAAGCCGCTGTCCTTCCCCTACCCAGTGCATTTTCTTCCGGGCATCCCATTCCTGCCTGCGGGCATATTTCCAGAAGGCTTTTTCGATTGCTTTATTTATGGTTTTATCCGGTTTGCCGTCTTTTCCAAGAACTTTTGGCTTGGGGCGCAGTCCCGTGCCGATAACATTTGTAACAACCATATTTATTGCGGCCCGGTACGTGGAATCGTTTTTGTAAAGATTGCGACTGCGGGCAACAAGAATTCCATGAGCACCGGAAAGCTCGTTGTAGGGTACATCCGTTGCATAGCCCCAATCTTCCCGCGTGCGGCCAGTGCGTGCTCCGTCGTAGGTTCCCGCTTCATTCCTGAATCCATTCCTGGCAAAATTCCGGTTGCGTTCGCTCTTGATTACGTACTGAACAAGATTTTGCAAATCCTGGACGCGGTAATTACTGGCCTGCTGTTTGCCCCGCAAAAGGCCAAACGCTTCACGCGCGCGGGCAAGAAAGGGCTGCGGCTTGTGTGCAATGGCTCTCATTTTCAGTTTTTGCCGATAAAGCGGAATTTGTCAAACATCGACGTGCGCGCATTGCGGCCCGTCCTGGCCTTGAGCCAGTCATAGGTCTGGGTTAGAAGGTTAAGCGGGGGGCGTTGGTACTCTACGCGGTTCCCTGTGGCGTCCTGTATGGACGTTTTGGGGTCGCCGGTGAGGTCGGCAGCTATTTTTGTTTCGAGGAGTGTGACATCGGTTGAGTCTATACCCATGCCGATAAGATAAGCGCATAAACCAAGGATGTCAAACCGCGAATGGTATTTAGTACCACCTTATCAACACGTTTATCACAGGTTATAAACAAGTTATCAACATCCTTGTGCGCACCGATTTTTATACCTATGCCCTATATAAAGCAATGGCTTATAGCCCGCTTAGTGTCGTTTGCGGGTATTCTGTCAACATTCTGCACCCTTGAGCCCATTTTGCAGAACTGCGCGTCCGGCGTACATTGAAATGGCATAGATACCGGGAAAAGGTCGTGATCGGTAGCACGTTGCCCCATGACGCTTTGGCAGAAGTACGGATCGGGCTTATCCCTACCGTATCCAGCTTGTTTTTAGGAAAAACCCTGTTAAAAACCATATTCCCAAGATAAAAAATGTTTTTTACGATTGCAAATGAAGGATAATTCTTTTAATTACCGGATGCAAGCCAATGTATGTATTTAATACAGGCGCGGGTTATTGATCAACTATCAACAATAAATGCACTGACTATATTTTCCGCAGGCATAGCATTGCCAAACAGGATCGCCGTTGACGGAATAAGTGCGAATTTTCCCACTAAGCGAGCCACATTTAGGACACCTCCTGCGTGCTATCAAATATTTTTTTGTTACCGGATCGAGTTCGGGCGGGCCGGGGAGCGGGGAGAGGTCGGGCAATAGCGGGCGGGTTCTCATTTCGCCGCGAATAAATCAGCCTGACGTGCGCCCTCTTTTACGATAACTCCAGGGCAAGCAGCGGCCAGGTCGTTTTTTATGTAGTAGCTTTTTCCTGCGGCTTCCAGAATCTTAATCGCCTGCATCAAAAATGCCTGCCAGTCTATCGCGTTCGCGCGGGTGTCATGGTTCCATTTTCCGATTTTGTAATGGTCAACAAAGCCAAGGGTTTTTTCGAGAAGCTCAAGGCTTTGCGCTGGGTCAATCACGGGCTCCAGGCTGGCCCAGGTTTTAATTCCAAGCTGATGTAAAAATAAAAGAGTATCCACCCTTTCGGCGGGAAGTGCGGCCCCCGGTTCCCATTCCAGGGAATCGACTTCGTTGTCAAAAGTAAGCGTTGCGCCTATTTTTATTTCCTTTTTGAACGCTTTGAAAATGGTAACGTCGGCCAGGCATCGGTTGCCGCCCTTAGTTAAAATGGAAACGGGAAACTCGCATTTATTCAAAATTAAAAGAGCATCGCGGGTGATTCTGCATTCCGGTTCGGCTTTACAGTAAGGGTCGCCCGTAAAGGAAAGTAAAATCTGTTTGCGCTCAAGATACAAAACCTCTTTGCGCATGGCTTCGATAATCCCGGGCCGGGGAATTGGTTTTGCCTCCTGCGTATTTCTACCTTTGAATCCGGGTATCGAATTTACAAAACAATATTTACATCCATGATCACATGAATTGTAAAGATTCAAAGCCATTGGAGAATACTCGCGGGCTCGGCCTGCGGGAACATAAATTGCGTTCATTTTACCCTGCCTTTTTTTGAAACGGTAAATCTTACAATTGGTTTATCCCAATACGGGCTTTTGCAAAGGGCGCAAACCTTGGGCTTTTTAATTTTTCCATCCGGCGGGATTTTCGGCCACCATGATTTTCCGCAGCGCAGGCAATGCCATTTTTTCACTTCCATTATTGTACCGATCCTGCTTTTTTTCCGTTTACTGAAAAATTTACCACGAATTTCCCGCTTTTGTTTTGCGTGACCGATACACCAATAGAAAGCGGAGCGAATCGTTGAAAGCCTTCATAATTGCGCTCGCAAACATAAACGGGTTCGCGCGGAATGCCGGAATCGGTAAGGCACTTATAAGAAAAAGTAACTTTCGAGCCAATTGCAGGCGGTTTTTTTCGGTCTTTATCAGTTAGACCAGTGCCTAAATTAAATTTTTTGCCTTTCCATTTACAGATAAGCGCCCCGGTCAGACCGTAATATTTACCCTTCCCCGCCTCGTATCCTATAACCTCTGCCTCGTCCGTTTCGATTGGCTTGTATTTTAGCATTCTGTCAGAGCGCCGATATTCATATTTAGAGTTTGGGTCACGGATAATAACGCCCTCGGCCCCGGTATCGCAAAGCGTTTTGAAATATTCTTCCAGGTGTTTTTGGCTTTTGCAGGTGATTTGCCTAACAGGGGATGCAACCCGGTTGCCGCGCAATAATTCACGGCAGTATTGCAGTTTGTTTTTAAAAACTCCATCAACGCAAGGAAGATCGAAAACGCAGTAAACTATTTTTTTCCATTCCGAATCTGCGGGCTTATTTTTGCTAACAGCTGCAATTGTTTGCTGAAATTTCCCACGGCCTGCGAATAATTCACCGTCCATGTGAACGGGCGGAAGCTGTTGAGTGAACCACTTAGGGGCAAAGAATTTATTCCCGTTTCGGCTGGTCAGTTGTTTACCGTCCCACGTGGCCCGTACCCCGTCCAACTTCTCCGACATAAGCCAGCCCGTAACGTCCTGGCCAGTATATTTCTTAGCAAGCATTGCTGGTTCCATAATTCAAATATATACTATCTCGAACATATTGTCAAGTCTTTCTATATCTCATACCCGCACTTCGGGCAAATGGTTAAAGTTACTTTTTTGGCTGGCTCTTTTATAAAATTCAAATCGAATTTTTTAACGTCGATTCCAGGCAGATCGGTTTCGTTTTTTATTTCCTCAAAATCTATTTCAGCCATAGCCAAAAACTCATACAACCCCTCCTCGGTTGTCTTATGAAACTCGCTGCGCCCCAATAAAATCTTTCGCTTGGCCTCCGCCATATCCTTACATACGGTTTCAACCACAGGCAAAGGCGGGATATCGAATCCATCTTCCTTCATTTTCTGTAAAGTCCGAAACCTGCCAGTCCCGTCAATGATATAATTCTTTCCCTTAGCCTTCCAGACAGTGAGCGCAAAAGTAATGCCATATTTCTGAAAAGCCTTTTTAAGTTTCTCATAATTCTCCTTCGACATTTCGGCAAGGTTGCCCTGCAATTCGGTAAGCTGTTCAATCGGGAGCGTGGACGCGGATTTACAGGTGACGGAAAGTTTCATGATTTACCTTTGATAATTTTTAATTGTAGCTCTTTCAATGTTTTATGGAGAAGTATAGTAAAATCGTTTTTCTTGAATTTTCCATTCGCCATAAATTTAGCCCTGGCTTTTAAAACATAATCACCCATTAAACAATTCACGCATGTCTTTAACGGGCAACAATCACAATAACTGCGCTGTTTTTTATTCATGGGTACACGCCCAGACAAGGGCCACAACCCACCCGACAAGTGTCCACCCTAAGAAAAAATTAAGAACAAGAATCGCCGTAAAATTCTTTTTGTTCCATCCGGCAATGGACGGCAAAAAATACACAGCAATAAAAAGCAGCACCAAAAGAATAGTTCCCATGTTACCCCCTCTTTTTATTTCTTTTTATTGTTGAATTGTATTTGATAACTCCAAAAAATCATCATTACGGCAAACGAGACGCTCCAGCTCGTTAAACGGGCCAACCATAAAAAACCCCAAACCCCTATTCCAAGCCCAAAAAGCATCCATGCTAAACGGATAACTTCCCTGCGAATTTTCTTATCCATCATGCCTCCCTTGGCGTTAAATATGCTGGATATACATTTCCAGTAGGTTTGAAATGACCAAAAATAAAAGCGGGAAACCTTTCCACTGGAATATCTTGCCGCAATTCAAACCCGTCGAAATTTTTTATTTCCAGATTGCCACAGCGCGCATGAAGGTCAACCAGGCTTTCGAGTAAAGAGTTTAAATCGTTTCGCTGTATTCGCATAGTCACCCCCTCTTTTCAAATCTAATTACCATTTGTCCGCCGTAAATCATGGTAGTATCCAGGTAATCCCACCCCTCCCCAGCAAGGCGCTTAATGGTTTCGTCCTGCTCCTCGGGGCTTCCCGCGTTGGATTTCACGGATTTTATAAGGCGCTTCGGGCCGGATACTTGGGGCTGGGCATTCTTTTGGGCTTGACTAAACGGCTTGTTCATTATCTGTACCTCCTTGAAAATGGGTTTTTGCTTGTATAAGGGTCGCGCCTATTTGCGAAAGGATCGGGCGGCTTCACGGCATTCGGCTTTTGTGCCTGTTGCTGTTGTGGCGCCGGGGTAGTTTGCGTTACCTGTTGCTTTGTTTTTGCAAGCACCGCCGCGCGCACCTTCTCTAAAGCCGCCGGGTCATTCAATTTCTCAGGCAGGTTTAAAACATTTGCAGCGGCAAGGGCAAGATTTTCTGTGTCGCGGTAATGATCCTTGCCCCCGCTTATCCAAACATATTTTTTATTTCCCCGCGCGTCGGTTTCCTCTGTGTTGTACTGCTTAACCACTTGCTCCAGGTAATCTTTTCCCACGTCCTTGGGTAAATGCCAGCCGTCGGCTTCCATGTGGTTTCCAACGAGCTCTGACCAGTGCCGGGTGTTGCCGTTCCACTGTGGCCCCGTCCGGCTGCGCTTTAAAGGCTCTGCCGTCGGGCTCGTGCTGCCCTTGTATGGCTTAAATGCGGGGATATTCCGGCAAATATAATGCACGTCAGCCTGTCTATGCCCCCCCTCGTCGATCAAACCAAAGACAATTCCCATTTCTGTATCGTCCCCACGCATGTATGCAGGCATGGAAATGCCAGTTTTGAAGCACTTTAAAACCTCGTTTGGGTCACGGAAAAGCTCATTATGAATATCGCAGGATATAAAAGCGTGGCGAATAAGCCAACTTTCCATGTTCCTGCCAAAGCCGCGCACCACAAAATAGAACCCATCATCCTGGGTATCCACCCCCGCAATCAAAATGGCTACCTCGTCTGGTATCCGGGCCGCGTCCCCATACTGGAAATAATGCAAGCACTTACCCACAAGCATGGATTCGCTGATTTGGAGCGTCTTTGGATCAATGAAACGTGCCATATCTTCATTCTGGTAAATGTACCAGGCGCGCGGGTCATTGGCCTGTCGCGCCCCAAAGAACGCGCTAAGGCAATCACTCCAAGAATACATATCCGGCATTGTTACCAGCCGGTTGAACTGGAAACATACGGAATCTGTTTTTTCCCTTAATGATATCGGATTTACGATGCGGCCATCCGGCGCCACATCTTCCCCCTCCGCCGCCCAAACCCCCGCCGCGCACATTTTCCAACGGTCTTGATCTAAAATTTCCTGGTGACAGTGCGGGCATTCATACTTTGCCGCATGGTCAAGCCGGATACGAACCGGATTATGGTCGAGTTCCCCCGCCGAATTGGGCGTTTCTTTTATGTTATCGTCCATCAACTCATGGAAATGGTTGCACCTGGGGCATGGCATCCGGTAACGCAAAATCAAAACGCCTCCCCGGTACATCTCCCGATAGAGCGGATCGCCTTTTTTCTTGGGGCTGCTTACAATTCCCATGAGTGCATGATACCCCGGCATACCCTTGTAACTCTTTTGCCGGCCCCGTGCCGCGCCGATAACGTCAAACGCCCCCGGCGAATCATAGGTATATTTGGCAACCTCATCCAAAAGCACAAGGTCGCTGCTAAATGTGGCAATATCATTCTCAATATTGGCCGACGCGCAACGAGTAATTCCATTCAAGAGGGATATTTTTTCAATAGTTAAATCATCTTCGTTGCCACTCCAAAACTCTTTTAAATTTTCTCTTACACTTGGTTTTAATCGCTCTTCAAAAACATCTTTCACCTTATTCTTGCCTTCATATACCAGAAGGCTGTGGCCTCCAACGTTGGCATTCCACCACGTCCAGGGAATATCCATACCTGCAATGCTTTTACCAGATTGTACGGGGCCGCAAACAATTACGGTCTTAAACCCATTGTAAAAGGCGTCAACAATGTCAATCTGCCATTCGCGGCCCTCAAATGTTACCGGCCCCTGTTCGCCGTATCCCTTCCCTAAACTGAAATGATCAACGGCCCACTCGCTCGGGCGCATGACTATTTTGGGGAGAAATAGTTTTTTTATCTCCGGCGGGAGTGGGTACTTGGGCTTGAAGGGCGGGGTGTCGAAAGTCATTTATTGCATTCGCCTTTTTATATTTTCCAATATATCATACCATTCATCCAATGGATGCAAAGCCGAATCGTCAACATAAAGGTGAGCATAAATTTTGCGCGGGTCGCTGCCTCCGAAAAGGTCAATCATTTCTTTTGCGTTCTCATTCACAAGATCAGGTGTAAAGCCTTTATCTTTGAGCGCCGCCAAAGCGTTGGCCAACTGTTCTCCCGTCCGGCACGTCCAAAGGATAATGCAGTGCTCTTTCTGCAATTCCTTCAATGCCGCAATCGCGCCGGGACGCTCGGCCCCGATTAAAGGGAAGGCGTTCTCGACGATACAGCCGTCAAAGTCGATAGCCAAAATCATTCTTCTCTATAAGATCGTGGAAAACGTTTTTAAATTCAGAAATGCAAGCTGGCCCAACATTGCGGCACCTTAAAAGGCATTCCTCCCAATCATCATTTTCAGAAACAAACCTTTTTATGTTGGATATTAACACTTGAACCCTGTCACATCCGTCCGATAAATCCACTTCTCCAAATATAGGTATAAAAGAAAACAGCATATTTCTAAGCCGAGTAGATACCGAATATTTCCCGTATTTCCACAATGAATTATTTTTACCCTGAATGTTCCTTGTCATGTTCATCCTTCCCCCTTCCCTCCCAGCTTGTTCAATATCGCCCTCGGCGCTTCATCGCATATCACGTCCACTACCTCTTTCGGCTGCTGGACGAATACGTGCGCATTCTTTCTAAACCATTGTTCAATAAATCCACGTACCGCAATAACCAGAGATCGCAAAACCTCCTCGTGTTCTTTCCTTGGTATGTTTTCACTTCGCACATTCTCCAATTTCGCCTGCAAATAATCAATTTCCTTTTGCAGCTTCTGATCTTTGAGCCCGCCGCCCTTACCAGTCGCCTTCTCTGTCGCCCTGGCAAGCCGCCATTCGTACATTTCATAAAGGCTATAAGTCCCGTCCTTGGTATGCGGGCAACCCAAATCATTCCAGTCATAAACGGCCTTGCGTGTTACATGGAAGAAGGACGCGGCAAAGGTAATGGACACCGCGCTCAAATCAATTCCCAAGAGCCCCACATCCTCCGGCAAAAGCTTGGTACCGTCCTGCAACCTCTTTAAGATTTTCAGGACGGCCTCACGCTGGAAAACATCGAGAGTGGCCAAAAGGTCTTTCATGCTGGAAGAAGGTTTTTTCATTCAGTCCTTTTTAAAAATAAACCATACCACACCCGACCGAACCTGCCCTGCCTTGCCGGGCCAAGCCATGCCTCGCCATGCCTGCCATGCCATGCCACGCCGCGCCTTGCCGGGCCAAGCCATGCCTGCCGTGCCATGCCAAGCCAAGCCAGGCCTCGCCTCGCCATGCCGTGCCTTGGCTACTAAAAACTAATTCACCCTCTCAAACCGCCCCCACCCCAGCGCACTCGTCCGCTCCGGTCTCCCCTCACATATCCCCACTCCCCACCCCGCCTGGTCAACCAAAGCTAAAAGCTGCTCCTTGCTAACAATACGCGGATTAAACTCAATCGAAATCCGCAATTGCCATTCCTTATATTCCGGCCTGTACGTCAACCCGCGAACATTCATCCCGATCGTAACCGCATCCTCACGCATTACACCAATAGCCGCTTTACCTCCATAAGTCTCAATAGGTATAAGCGATGACCCAGGCGAGGCAATCGAATCAACGAAAATTGCCTGCCGCAATCCCGTCTTTGTTATATCCTCAAACGCCGTCGCAGCACTGATAATGCTTTTCTTCAACGCGGTTATAGGTGCACATTCTAAACCTCTCGCATCAATATATCGCGCAGCCAAACATTCAGCCTGTGGATCACGCTGCGCAAAAGCCTTCTTGGCTTTCTTCTGCTGCTTGTCCCGTATCTCCTGCTTCGCTTTTTCAGCAAAAGCATGAATAACCAACGGTGAGCCCTTCCGGCCATGCAAAGTTATTTCAACTTTCTGAATCCCCACTTCTGCACTCGACTTAATAGGTGTCTTTTCCATTTCAATCTCCCCGCTTTAAAATTTCTCTCGCGTCATGTCCCCAATTTACGGATGGAAACTCCCCGCATAAAAAACCGTCAACCCGAAATCACCTCCCTTCATGCTTTACTATGACCGTTCCTTATTTCAAATTTCATATAAAAATTATGAGCTCCCGGCGAAAC